CATCTGGTGAAATACCAGCAATCAACATGCCTACTACTTCACCTTTTGACTCTCCTAACAGTATTACACCTTGACTCATAAAGTTACACAACAATCTTCTCACATATTCATCATTGTATTGTGGTCCATGTTGTGCATCATATGGTGAACTGTTTGCAAAATCAATCATCATTTCCATAATTTTGTCAAAGTCTTGTATTGTTGCATGTCTAATCATTAGTAATGTCCTATAAAGCCCAAGCCACCAAATCCGCCATACATGCCACCGCCGCCACGGTTCATGCCACCGCCGCCACCGCCTCCGCCGTAGCCGCCTCCGTGTGCATATTCTCTACCAAAGTCAAACTGTATGTTTTGTAAGTCTGGTACTCTATCAAATGTTTGGTCATTTGTAAAATATTTTCTTCTGTCTGCTGGTGCTGTTCTTTGCCCAGCAATTTTATTGTCCAATATGGTGTTTATACTTGCACATGTTACACCAATTGTACTTGTTAATTCACCTTGTAAAATGTTTTCTGTTTCTTCTACAGCAAAGTTAGTAATGATTCCTTTGAATCTTTGGAACACATTTGAGGCACTTAAACCGTAGTCACCATCAAAGAATGCCCTATATACTGTAACTTCTCCGCCTTTTATTTCTGTGCTTAAAACCTCTTGTAAGTAATTTTCATTGCTTGGAATACCACTTAGACTAAGTGTTATATCACCATTTGTTGTTTTTATATCTTCTGTGAATGCACTTACACTTAAAAAAGCACCTAGTTCTGTATAAGTTTGACTGTTGAATGTAACTGGCTTCCATGCACTACTGATATAATACACATTGGAGTCCAATTGCAAATCAATTAGCATAGCATGTTTGATATTGAATGTATCATTTACAGGTGCTATTGTTGTTGCCATTACTGTATTACCTCTACTAGTTCTAAGTCACTGTCCAATGTAAATCTATCATGTGGCAATATTGAATATGCTGGTTTTGAAACCATTTTTACAAACCAATGCACATCTTTACCTTTTACCACATTGCCACTTGTAAGTGCAACACCTGTTTGTTCTATAACTGGTCTATGCACAGGTATTGTAACGTTTGCACTTGTGCTAAAACTTACATCAGATGTAACTTGATAAGGGTATCTGTAACCGCCTGTGTTGCCCAATGGCTGTATAAAATCACCTTTCTTAAACAATGTACCACTTCCTGCTACACTACTTGCATTGACGAATATATTGCTGTTAGCAGTACTGTTTAGAGTAAGTGTACCACTTGTTATACCACCTTGATATGCTGTTATGTAACTTAGTCCACTGTTTGTATCACCTATATCTATTTGTTCTTCTTCTGTTACATCTAGTCTGTCAAGTTCCTCTAATACACCTCTGTTTTCACTGTATTTTGCACCTTCATGTACACCTACAATAAATCTATAAGGCACAGCACTGGCTACTTCGGCAGTTTTTAATCTACCACTTCTTGATATTGTTTGACTTGCAACTTTCTTTTTGTCAATGTTTAAAAATGTTGCTCTATCAACTATTGTTTGAATACTCATTATGCCGGTAACCTCCTTTCTCCTACTCTTGTAACGTTGTATATAAATTCTGGATCTTGTGCAACTAATTGTTTGAAACTTCTAGCATCTACGGCACTGATATTGTATGTTACAAAACTTCTACTACCACCCAATGAAGTCATTTCATCATTTGGTACAATTGATCCACTTGTTAATGGAACCATTAGTTCTGGTCCTCTTTCTCCTACCAAGTAAGGTCTGTTTCTCATAACATTACCACCATCAGCACGTTTTGTTATACTGTCTATACCACCACTACCTGTAAAGCCAATATTAAATCCAAATGCTCCAAATATTGAACTTAATAATGGTTGTATAATTGCTAGTCTTAATGCTTGTGCAATAATCTCTTTGATAACTGTTTTAAAGAAGTCTTTGAAACTGCCCATTAAATCTTGACCTTCTAACAATGCAGTTGCAAGGTCATCACCTAGTTTTTCTGTTGCACTACTAAATGTGCTTAACAATTCTTCACTTGCTGATTTGTAATCTGCTAAACTATTGTTAAGTTTTTGTCCACCTGCTTCTATATCTACACTTGATTTTTCTTGTTGATTTTCTAATGCCTTTGCTATTTTTGCCGCTTCTTCATCTGCAATTCTTCCTGCTTCTCTTAAATCTTCTATTAAGGCGGCTACAAAGTCCTGTGCTTTTGTTTCTGGTACAGCATTAAACATATCATCCATTGCTTCACCAAACTTGTCTAATCCATCTTTTCTTACTTTTTCTGCGGCATTTTGTATATTGTCAAAGAACTTGGTAACATCATCACTACCACCAGCCAATTCAATAAGTTTACCAATACCTTTACCTAAAAATGCTACTGCTTCTACAACACCACCTATTACTTTTGCGGCACTATCGAATACTAATGCAAATACTGGTCCAAGTTTGTCATTTACAAATGTTGCAACACTCTTAAGTGCATTGAACAACATGCTCATAAAGTCTACTATAACAGCACCTACTTCTAATACTGAGAAAAATGCATTTACTACACCTTCACCAAAACTTTTAGCAAAAGCATTTATTGATTCTTTATTGTTATCAAATATATCAACTAATCCATTTATAAATGCAGTAAATTCTGGTACTATTGCATCACCTAATTCACTTTGGAATTGGAATAATCTGTCACCTGCTTGTGATATACTACCTGTAAGTGTTACGTTTAAATCTTGTGCGGCACCTTCAATTGTTTTACCAAACTCTCTAAATTTCTTTCTTGTTTCTTCTATACTGTGACTAGCACCTGCTTCAAATCCTGCCATTGAGAGAACACCTTTCTCTCTAAACATATCAGCCGAACCTGCACCAGCACTAAAGGCTCTTTGTATTTGACTACTTGCATCTTGGAAACTTAATCCTGTAACAGCCGCAATATCCGCCGCAAGTTTTGTGTTATCTTCTAGTTCTTGTAAGTTTGCACTAACTGTTGCTAGTGCCGGAGTTGCTCCTGCAATCTCTTCAAAAGCAAATGGTAATTCTGTGGCTACATCTCTAACCATTTGTAGTGCCATTGCTCCACCTTCAGCACTACCTACAATGTTTTTTAATACTACACCAATGTCTTGTATTTGTCTAGCCGCACCTACACTTGCACCTAATCCTTTAAATGCCGCTGTAACACCAACTAAACCAGCGGCTAACGGTGCAAATCTTGCCGCTAATCCTATGATAGAACCTTTTGCCATATTGGCTTTGCCACCAAATCCAGCCATACTGGCTTCAGCATTTTTAAGTTTTCTATTAAATCCTTTTGTGTTTAAGGTTAATGTTACATCTATATTTCTAGCCATTAGAATTCTTTCCTCACGTATTCATCTGCAATATCTTGCATTTTATCACTTGTGGGGCCTGTCATACCTTTTCTAGCCTGCTTACTCCAACCTGTATCAAGTCTTTGTGCATAACCATAATTGGCATGTATTTTATTATCTCTACTACTAAAACTTTTACTTTGTTTTAATTCAGTTTTTCTTCTTGCATTACCACTATCAATAGGGGTTATCTTTTTGAAAAAGTCAAAACCCTTTTCCAACACATGTGCTGGTAGTTTTTCTATATCATCAAACAAGCCTTGTACTTGTCTTTTGTTTATTTTAATTGACGCCACTAGTTACTCTCTCGCTTTATCTATTTTAGCCTGTAAATCTTCTTGTTTATAGTATTTACTAGGTATAGGTTGTTTGTTTGCTTTGGCATTTTGTATTTCCATATTTGCCATTGCTATATCAAAAACCATTAAGTCAAATGTGTCTGCATCTTTCAATACAGTACTAGGCAAACATCCGTAAGTCCTAGCAAGTGTGTCTATTAACAATATCCATTGTGTGGTGCTATCGTCTTGATTAACTTCGTGGCTGGCTACTTTCCCAGCATGTCGCCAATCAGTTTGATTGCTTCTGTTAATACGTCTATTGGCAATATTTTATCTTCAGTCATAACAGGTTCTCCTTTGTCATTTAGGATTAGGTCTGTTAATAATGTTGAATATTGCATGGCATTGTCTTCTGTGATACTTGCCATTTTGGCAAACACATCAAGTTTTTGCCTATCGTAGACGTAAAATTCTAGTTCCTCACCATACTTTTCTACAATTTTTGGTTCAGAAATAGTTAATTTTGTTAGTTTTGGTTGTACTGCTAATTGTTCTAACTGCATATCTTATTCCTCTATATCTGTATTTGATAAATCACGTTTCTTAAGGCTGTGAATTGCACTCAAGCAAAACGTAACTCTGTTTGATATCTTATTGATATCACCATGAGCACATTTTAATTCATTCTGTGCTTTTGCTAGTTCTGACTCAAGACTCTTGACTAAGTCCGTCGTCGGGTGTCTGTCCCATATCTGCATAACTTTCTTCCTTTATATCTTCTTGCTTAACTTCTCTGTATTTGAAGCCAAGTAATTCTTCAATCTCTTTTTTACTATGAGGTGTACCTTCTATAGTAAATTTGTCTTTGCTTTTTGCAGTTTTTAACCACTCTGTAGCAAATTCTTTTGTTCTTTGTTTCATATCTATATTTACCTCTAAAAGCAATAAGTAGGGTCCGAAGACCCTACTTATCAACTATGTTTATGGTACTGAATGCTCAGTTAAGTCACCATCTACTTCTAAAGTCACTGGTGTTACCCATACAGGACTGTCCATATTAACGGTCGGTGCAAGACCGGCTATGAATCCTGAACCCGCAATAAATTTGGATCCTGAATCTGTTCCGTTAAGGTATGCACTAAAGAATACCTTTGTCTTGTTTTTACTAACACCAAACAAACCGTTTTCTTTTGCATCATCATCAGCACCTGTTCCGGTACCAAAGAATGATGTTAAGTCAACAACACAATTAAGTGCTATTTGGTTTGTTGCTGGTATAGTAACAGCCGATTCCGCAGTATTGTCTAGAGTTTTAAATCTAAACACACCAACAGTATTGTTGATGGTAATATCCTGCATTTGAGGAACAACGAGTGCGTTAGCGGAAACATTAGCCTCGGCGGCTGATGTTGCACTAAGATGTAGTACGGCCTCTGAGCCTGCACTTACGTTTATCACTGCCATTGTCTATCTCCTCTATGTTATAGTAATAAAATTATATTCAAATGTATAAATTATATCATCTCCTTCAATACTAGTTTCATAGGATGCCTCATTGCTGATTGTTCCTGTTACACTACTATTTGCAGACATAATACCAGCGACTACATTTGCTATGTCGCCAGGTTGATTTTTAGCATCTACTACTAGGTATCCGTTGTATGAAGTTTCAACTTCACCAACATCACTTTTGTCCAAAGTTTTGATAAATTCGTCTCTGTCCTCACTTGCTTCACTAAGATAAAAATGTTTTTTATTCTTTTTGTAAAGTTCTACACCGTCTTGTAGCCAAGGTAATTCTTGACTTACAGTAACGTTACTACCTGCTAAATTAGTGGTAATTTGTGTTAAAAGTGTTGACCTACTCATTATCTAATCCTTGTAACGTATCCTTTGCCTCTAGTTCTTCTAGACTTTCTAAATGTAACCAACTTCTCATCACTTTCAATTGTGCCATCACCGTCTGCATCATACCAATCAGTTATTGCCAACAGTTCATTGAGATATTCAGTGTACTTGTTGTCATAATATTTGATTTTTTGCACTTCACTGCTTTCATCTATACCGAAGTCTGCAGTTTTGGGCAATAAGTATTCTTTCAAACAGTAATAAACACACATGTCAGTAAAGTCTTGTTGTCTATTTAGAATCTTGTCTGGATCTACATCAGGTAAAACGTTGGCGTTACTTATACTAGTTCCTACGTAACTGTTATAGTCATTCCACCAACTTGATGCTTTGATTTTTAACAATAATCTATTTGTGGATTTCTCCAATAGATTGTCTATATAGTCATTTAGATTCGCAAAGGCAGGTGATGCCGCGTCTTGGAAATTGATTTCATTGGCTTCAAATATCCTCTGTTCAATATCCCTCACGTCAAAACTATCAGCAAAACTGATTACATTTCCGGATGCGTTTGTTACAAATGCCATAATATCTTCCTTATTATATCAACTATCCTTATGCAGATGCTAGGTTAGTTGGAACGTTATTACTTCTAAAGAATCGACATCCAACTGCTTGACCAATTAAACCTTCAAGCAATGCTTGGTTGGCTAGGTCTTGGCTAATTGAACCAATAGATCCTGAACTAATTCCGCCGACACCATTTAGCTCTTTTGCTAAGTGGAATTCGTGAGCGGCACTAACTACTGAAGCATAAAAGCCACTTTCGTCAGTTGGTGCGTTCATTTTTCTTAATTCAGCAACTGATGTAGAAACATCGTCAAGTGATGCTCTCAATGTAGCATTACTTTCACCAATAAGGTCAGAAGCAATGATTGCTCTAGCCATATTGACACCAACGGCAATGTTTGCACCTGTGAAAGAAGGTGTTCTTACGAAACCATTTCTTAGTGTTGCAACCATTTGGTGTTGGTCGTTTTGTACATCTTCAAACATTTTGACTGTTGGTTGTCTTTTAACACCATAAGCCAATGCTTCTGGTGACATAACAAAAGACACATCAGCATTTGTTAAATCTGTGTTTGCAAGACCACTGTCGTTTGATAAATCAACGCCAGAGATGTCTGTTAAATCAGCAGATGAACCACTTGCTAAAATGTTAAATCCAACTTTGTCTGTTGCTTGTGCAATACTTCTAGATAATCTAGTAACTACTGCGTTTCTTACGGTGTTAAATCCACCGTCTTCAAGTGCTTCAGTGTTTACCAAAGTACCTGCACCTCTTTTACTCATTGTAAGAGTTACAGCATCTGGTCCGAAGTCCTGAGCATTTCCGGCAATAATGTCGGAACCTTCACTACCTGTATATGACAAGTTTGCACTATACGAGTTAGTGATAGGGATTTGTAAACTGTTACCTACTGCGCCTTCGATATTATATTGATTCGATATCAACTGTGGATTTGGAAGCAATACTTGGTTATCGTAAAAAGGTATAAGGTCAGTTACAATTTGTGAGTATAGATCGGCTATACCTGCTGTTGTTGTTGCCATTATATTTCTCCTATGTTATTATAATGTATCAATTATTATCTAGTTATCCTACTACTAGGATCTCCTAGTTGAGATTTTTTGACAAAATCACGCAATTTACTTTCTGTAATTTGTTCGTGAGTTAGTCCTCTACCTCGCAGTTTAACAAAAGCATTTCTTAGTGCTGGATCGCTTTTAACCAATTCATCAATTGATTTGCCGCTTTCTTTTACACTAGAAGGCTGTTTATCTGCGTCAAAGGATTCAACACCTTTCTTTGCAAATGGCAATCCTAAACTTTTACCAACTACTTCTACAGCAGTTTTATAGTCTGGAGTATCACCATCTGTGGTATAGAAATCATCACCATATTTAATAGCAAATGTTTCTCCCTCAAGTTGTAACATGTCTCTGGCTTTCATTAAATCAACTACTGCTGACTTTTGTTCACCATTCCATTGTTGTGGCATGTTGTCTTTAAGAGTACCAATATGTTCTTTAAGAGCATAATCAGTTTTAACTGCTTGAAGTTCTGCTTTGAGTTCTTCTACAGTTTGTTCTCTTTTAGCAACTGCATCTCTTAAACTTTGGACGTTTAAACTGTTGTCAGCGATATCAGTGCTTCTTAATTCAGAAACTACTTGCTTGACTTTATCAAAACTTTCAACATCTAAGTCTTTAAGTATTGATTGTTCAACCTCTTTCCTAGTTCTTGATGCAATAATATTTGTTTCGTCTCTAGAGTAAACTCTAGTTCCATCTACAAATGTTTTACCATCTTTTATTTCAACTTTAGGTCCACTATCAGTGTTTTTAACCTTTTCTTCAGAGTTTGTATCTGCTACTGCTTCTACTTCCGTCTCTGTTCCTACGGGTTGCACATTCTCGCCTGCAACTAACGTATCTGTTTGAACTTCTTTCATTGTTTCGCTCATTTATATCTCCTTTTTATCGGCTGAGGTAGCCGTATATTCAATTGTTTAAAGACTATTTGAAGTAGTTGTTGATGCCAACAACTCCTCCAGTCTTTGGCGCAATTGGTCACGCAATGTTTCTTTTAAGCCCTGTTTATTAATACTTAATTCTTCTTCATAATCAGAGCCTGGATTTTGTATTTCCAATCTTAATTCATATTCGCTATGTGTTGCGAATGGCATGTATATAATCTCTCCTGAGTCTAACACATGACTATGATGTCCTGTTCCACCTAACTCCACAGCCCTTGCTTCTGCTTCTGCTGGTGTTTTGAAATCTTCTGCACTAAAGCCTGTAACTTCATTGTAAAATACTGTGTCATATTTTTCATACACATTGATTAACTTGTTAATCTCATCTATTTCGTTTGCTATTGCTCTTGTGCTGTATTGTCTATTGTATGATACACTGAAATCTTCTGGCATTTGTTGATTTGTCCAATCAAACCACATATTCCACAAGTTATATTCAGCATTCTCTAAATTTGTTGCTTTTTTACGAATAAATGCCTCCATTTTGGCATCATATTCTCTAATTTGTTCGCCACTTCTTGAACTTTTAATTAGTTCTTCGCTTCTTATCATTGCTAGTTGATTCATTTTTTCTATTTTTTGGTCAACTAGGGCTCTTATTTCACTTAGTGCTGTTAAAGGTGGTGCTTTAAATTCATATACATAATTTGGTTGCCCTTGTCCTACTGCACTTGGTACTCTCACAATGCTACCTGGCTCTGCACCTAAGTCTCCATTGTTTAAGTTGTCTGTTTCTTCATCAACAACTAAACTAGGATGTGCTGAATAGGCAATAGTTGAATATATTTCAGCCATATCACCATATACACTACGTTGCACTTGTGCTAGGTCAAATGTAGGTGTACTACCTACACCATTGTAAATTTTTTGATTTTGATAAACTGGTATGCAAGGGATATATCCGAGGGGATTATCTTGCTCTATGTAAAAAATGTTAGAACTGATTTGCACCATATCTGGATCATCAATCGCTGGTGCATATTCTTCATCATCTGGGTCTCCTACAAATACTGTTCTTATAACATCCTTGTCCATGTATCTGTACACATCTTCATAATCACTTTCACTTAGCACAATTAATATTTTGTCTAAATTTAGATTACCATCTCTGTCGTATTTGTATTCCCAATTTCTAACACTTACTGGGTCATGCACTTTCCAAGTAGGCACATCATTATCACCAAACTTAATACAACTTAACCAAGTAACACCATATACTGTTGTCAGCATGTCTACTTGACTGAAAAATTCATTTGCACTTTGCCCTTCCCCATCTACATTCATCATGAACTTGTCCATTTCTGGTGTATCTGGTAATACTCTGTGAGGTGGGTTTTTGAACAGCATACTGTTGTATTCACTAACATACAACTTTAAAAAGTTTAAATTAGGTACATTAAACAGTTTTTCGAAGTAAAAAGTACCACCTAAGTAGTCTAAACCTTTTCTTGCTTCGTCGCTTGTGGGCACATTTTCTATTGTTGCTTTGACTTTTGACACATAACTGCCTGATTCATCAACTTTGTATGTGTTAATTGTTTCAGCAGGAGTTTGTGTATCGACTTGGTATTGTTTAAGATATTGTCCCAATCTGTATTCTGGACCGCCCCAGAAACTATTGACTGCTAACTTCCAATCGTCAATATAGCGGTCGTAAAGATTGTGGACACCTGTGACAAAATTAGTAAAATTACTCACTTGGTCTCCATTAATTTATAAATGCATTTACGATAGTATTTATCATGTTTACCACTATTTGGGCATCATATTGCGTATTACAGTAAATACTATTAGCAATTTTCACGCAAATGATATTGTAGCCGGATAATATAAATGTGTGTATTGGACGTTTTTAAAACCGGCGGACGTCATTAAAAGCCTAACTGTACCAATATAGTTAGGCTTTTTTATTGGGTGTATATAAGTAATATTGTTGATTTTCGGCGCAATATGTTTTACTCAAATATATTTTAGGGCTTGTCCGCATACTGTTTACAGTATGGTTAGTTTACTAACAATTTGCCTACAACGATGCAAAAATTAACAAAAATACCTCAACATTCTATAAGGACGTGTTGGGGTATTTTTTTGACTAAAAAAGGTTGACATTGACCATTATTTCCGGTATAATACGATAATAATAACTATGGAGAAAATTTATGAATATCGGGCCTTTAATTTTTACTAAAAACTTAGGTAGTGGATTTAGACTTTGGTTGAATCCTATAAAAAGACCTTTTGCATTTTTGCTTTTGGGTATGCCAATTATATTGTGGGATATACTTATGTTAGCATTAGATTGTGTTTGGTTGTTACTTAAGGCAAGTTTTTACTTTGCACAATCCTTTTATTATTTTGTAAAAGCATTTACTGTAAAAGAAAAAGTTTCATAAATGAAAATAACTTTTGGCAATGCAAAACCAAAAGTGCATCACTGTTATCAGGTGGTGTCGCCTAATGGTTGCGTATTGGTAAAAAGAAAGTATTGGTCAACATATGAAATGGCTGATGCTTATGCAAAGATACTGAGAAAACGCCATAAAGGATATGCATTTGCAGTAAAGTGGTGCAAACCATTTCCCCAAAAGCCTATTAAAATGTTGTGATAAATATTAGTATCACAATAACGTGATAATTTACAAATAGGGTTGATTAGATTAAATCAAACCAATTTTATAAATTTTAAATCTTTTGCATTACATCTAGTGATGCATGTCCGTGAAACAGTAAGTCTTTCCCGATAGGCTTACTGTTTTTTTTTGACTAAAAAAAGGTTGACTTTGGTTGTGTAGGCACATAAGTAATAGTGCAGACATAACTTAAAAAGAATAAGTTAAAGTGATATGTTATAGGGGATTAACGTCTGCTCCCCGACAAAAAAAGCCCTAACAGTACGACGTTCTGCTAGGGCTTTATACTTTTTTATATGCCAAAAGTATTATACTAGAAGTGCTACTAAGTTAAAACGATTAACTGGAGTTTAATTGTTTTCTATGAAACTAACATGTGAGATTAGTAGCACATTTTTATTTATCTCAACTGATAGTTATAGTGCCTTTATCAGCGTCTTTCATTTGGTCTTTTAACTTTTGTGTAGGATCTTGTACAAATTCAGTACTGCCTTGTGCTTCACTTTGTTGTGTAGGTGTGGTACTTACACCAGTTACCAATTGACCTTTGTGTTTGTTGCCTTCTGCTCTTACCAATTTGCCTGTAGCCAATAAACTTTGTTCTACTCTACGCATTATTTCTTCTCTAGATATTTTTTTACCTCTGTAAACACCATTGTGTTTGTATCTATGCAATGCTCTATTCTTCCCCATTGTTGTCTCCTGTTATGTTTAATTCTTCTTGTATAAAGTCTCTTGTTTGTCCAAGATTAAATGCAAAACTATTTTTTTCTTCTAAAGGATCATTTGGTGCACCTATTTCTCCTTCATCAACCATTTTTACATCACACATACCAAACTTTAAACAGTAATATTTTATATAACTGTAAACATCATTTTGGTTTATACCAGTAAATGTTTGTCTTTTTTTGCCTATTTCAAAGTTTTTGTCATGTTGTTTGTAAAACATATCTACTTCTGCTCTATACATCTTCGTCTCCATAATGTTTTTTGTTTGGTGGTTCAACACCATTTTGTCTTAATAATTCACTGTATTCAGCAATCTCTTTTTTGTGTTTGTTGAATATTTTGTCCCAGTTGTCTCGATATGCTTGTTCATTGCTGATACGTCTACTGGAACCTTTGCCACCATGCCAATTACTCTTCTTCATTAGGATCTACTTCTACTCCATTTACTTTCAGTTTGTAACTGCGTTTGCTGTTGTCTTTGTTGCCCCAATTGATTTGGTCATAACCTTGTTTGTATTGTTCATCATTGGGTCCTGTGCTGATACCACTACCTGGTTTGAAGCCTTCGCTTTTGTCTCTTGCCGCTCTCAATATTGGATTTTTTGCAATAAGTTTTTCATTCTTTACCCAACGACTTGAACCTTTCTTGGGTGTACTGCCTTTCATAGCCATTATAACATTCTCCCTGTGCTTCTTCTTGATGGTTTATTTCTTTCTATATCGCCAAAGTCTCTTTTTACTGCAAAGTTTTGATATACTGCATATCCCAAACTGTCTCCCAAATGGTCTAGTCCATTGTCCTTGTCTGGTTGTCTAGTGCCTTCTTTGTATGTGTGTTTTATCATACATTCACGTAAACGTTTGCATTTTGGATCAATAAACAGTTTTCTTTCTCCTTGACTGTTGCACAACATACTATTTACTGCATTTATTCTATCTACTACTGCAGGATTGGTTTTGCCCACTTTTACTGTGAATCCAGCATTACGCAAAAACAAATGGTCACTCATTCCGGCGGCACTGGTTTTCAAACTGCCACCACTTGCATCTGGATATGCAAAGTACACTCTATGTGGGTATCTACTCTTTATTTCATTTATCAACTCTATTGTATTACTGCTGTATATCTCTACCTCATCAATAATCCACATTGTGTCTTTGTGTACAACACCTATTGTTGCACTCATTGGATTTATGTTGAAGTCTATGCCAATGTGCAAAGGTGTTCTACTTGTGATGTATTTTGCATCTAATGTTTTTACATTATCCTCTGTGAAAGCATAATATATAACTCCTGCATAGTCCACAAAACTTGCTAGATACTCTTGTTGAAACTGACGTGTGTCCATATCTCTTTTGGCATCTTCTATTTCTTGTTTGTCCACATGTCCACCTTCTATTGTGGTGTATTGGTGTGCATTCCAATCTTCTGTTGCTCCGGCTTGCACATACAAATCATAAAACCAATTTCTACCTTTGGGTGATCCTATAAACAATGCATGTCCTTTTGTGTCACTGAGTGTTGGTCGTAATACACTATAAAATGTGTCAGGATCCATGTCTGCACACTCGTCTAACACAATAAAATTGTATTTGGCACCTCTAAGTGCCTCTTTGTTGTCACTGCTACGTATGGCTATTGTAGTGTTGTTTATGAGTGTTATGGTTAGGTCACTTTGGTTAACTTTTTTTATCCAATTTACATCATATAATTGGTCCAACAGTTCTTGCCAAATAACTGTTTTTGCTTGTCTATATGTTGGTGCAACATACAAACACTTTTGGTTTGGATATCTACCAAACTTTGCCAATTCATTTATTGACAAAAAACTTTTGC